ATTCCTAAATTGTTTTATATTAACTATGTGGTATGTAAATTTGAAAACTGCATGTTCTTTAACAAAAGCATCTAATTGTTTTATATTAACTATGTGGTATGTAAATGTATTACTCCCAATTATGAACATAGGATATAGTCTTTGTTTTATATTAACTATGTGGTATGTAAATTATAGTTTGCCATATGTTCCTGGTTCGTATGATTGGGGTTTTATATTAACTATGTGGTATGTAAATAAATTTAATATTACTGGAAAAGGAGAAATGGATATCGGTTTTATATTAACTATGTGGTATGTAAATTTTGTTATAAGAATATCGCCACCTTCCTTTTCTGGTGTTTTATATTAACTATGTGGTATGTAAATGTACTAGAAAATGCACTACCTGCATTCATTCCTATACGGTTTTATATTAACTATGTGGTATGTAAATGTGCTATTTCCAACTTTTTTTTCAAGTTCTGAATACTGTTTTATATTAACTATGTGGTATGTAAATTAGTTAGTCCCATATCGTTATGGTACTGCATTAACGCGTTTTATATTAACTAAGTGGTATGTAAATAGTGTAAAAGGCATTTTTTCAAATTGTGCATTGGTTTGGTTTATATTAACTAAGTGGTATGTAAAGGCTAATGTTTGAGTATTTAAAAGCATCTGAGCAAACAATTTTATATTAACTATGTGGACTTAAAATTAAAAATAATTCAAAAACACTTACAAATGAGTAAGTGTTTTTTTAATGAAAGGAGGTGATAATAATGTAAAAATTTTACGTATATAGTATAATAGTGCTATAAAATAAGTATTATGTGAGGTGATTGTTGTGTTTTGTTCAAATTGTGGTTATGAGATAACTGGTGCAGGCAAATTTTGCTCAAATTGCGGAACAGCTACATTAGCAGATAAAGTTAACAATGATGATTTATTTATAAATGTTCATGGAAAAGAATTAAATCTGACTAATATTTATAAAGAAACTAAAGGAGATAAAATCTTAGCAATTGATATTGCAATGAAGTTACTAGGGCTGGACATAAAAGAGTGTAAAAATATTATATATCCAGCTTTTAAAGAATTAAGTGAAAAAATAAATATCGAAGAGGAAAAAGAGATATTGAGGGAAGATGAGTATAAACAAACTAATGTACTTGAAGATGATGTTGCTCGTTGCCCTAGGTGTGGCTCTGTTTCATTGTCTGCTCATAAGAAAGGTTTTGGCATAGGAAAAGCTGTAGCAGGGGCTACTATAGCAGGAGGCATTGGTTTAGTAGCTGGAAATTTAGGAGCAAAGAAAGTTAGAGTTACATGTTTGAGCTGTGGTAAACAGTTTTGGGCATAAATAATAAACACTTACTAATGTAGGTGTTTTTTTATATGGAAATTTATGAAAGGAGAGTGAGGAAATGGCTACAATACAAACTTCAATAAAGATTTTCGACGGAATGACACCAGCATTTCGTAATATGACTAATTCTATTAATACAACAATTAATAGTTTAGAGAGATTGCAAGGCAGATTGAATAATCCACTCAATGCAGGTAATATACAAGCTTCTCAACAAAGTTTGAATAACATAGAAAGTATTCTCACAAGGATAGAACAGAAAATTGGAAGAAATACAAATGAACAGGAAAACTTTAATAATAAAATAAGACAAGGTAGTGAAGCAGGTTCTCTATTAGTGTCTAAATTAAAAAGTATTGCTGGGATATACATTGGAATAAAAGGAATAGATAGTATTACAAAAGTAGCAGATACAATTGCAAGTACAAAAGCACGTTTAAATCTAATGAATGATGGCTTACAGACAACAGACCAGCTTAATAAAATGATTTATTTGTCAGCCCAAAGTGCAAGAGCTAGTTATGCAGATACAGCAGCACAGATTGCTAAACTTGGAATACTTGCAGGAGATGCTTTTGGAAGTTCAGCAGAGGTGATAAAGTTTACAGAACTTATGAATAAAGCTTTTGTAATTGGAGGAACATCAGCAAATGAAGCTAGTGCAGCAATGTATCAATTAACACAAGCCATGGGTGCAGGAAAACTTCAAGGTGATGAGTTCCGTTCCATAATGGAAAATGCACCTTTATTAGCCACTAAAATAGCTGATGCAATGGGAAAAACTAAAGACCAATTGAAGGAATTATCAAGTAGCGGAGCAATAACAGCAGATGTTATAAGAAATGCACTGTTTAAAGCTTCTGATGAGATAGAAAAGAAATTTGCAAGTATGGCAATCACTTTTTCTCAAGCTCTCACAATGATGAAAAATGATGCTTATATGATATTTTCTGAGACTCTCAGTAAGATAAGTGGAGCTTTGCAAAGTGTACGTTTTAGTGAGATTGTTGTATCTATGCGGAATGTTATGATTGCAATATCTTCAAACATTTATGATACATTAAATATTATAAAAAATATATTAAATAGTGATTTTTTTTCAGATTTTGTTAGCAATGTTACATTAGGAGCTATACTAATTATCAATGGACTGGGATGGGTTACTAATGCAACACTAAATGTTGCTAATGTCTTTGCTCAAAATTGGTCGATTATTGCTCCTATTATTTATGGAGTGATAGCAGCAATTGCGATATATAAAGGAGTATTACTTGCAAGTACAATTGCCACTACGGTAGCATCTTTTGTAAATTCATTGTATGCAGTAGCAGCGTATAAATCTTGTGCAGCTTTAGCAGCACAAGAATTTGCGATATTTGGAAAAATATCTGCACAAACGATGGAAGCTTTGGTAACAGCACAAGCAACAGCAGCACAATGGGGTTTTAATGCAGCATTATTATCCTGTCCAATTTTTTGGATAATAGCAGGTATTATAGCATTTGTAGTAGTAGTTTTTGTTGCAGTAGCAGCAGTAAACAAATTCTCAGGAACAAGTCTGACTGTACTAGGAGCAATTGTAGGTGCAGTATTTGCAGCAGTAGCATTTATACAAAACATAATGATATGGCTATTTAATAGATGCGTAGATGTAAATGAAGGGATTGCAAATGGATGGAATCAATGTGTATATCTAATGAAACAAGCTATTGCAAAAGGTGTAATCTTTATAATTGAGAAAATGGCATCATTAAATGATGCTGTAAATAATGCTGGAAATGCACTTGGGAAAGCTTTCATAGATGGGGCAAATATCGCAATACGAGGTGTAAACAAATTAATTGACCTAATAAATAAAATACCAGGGATAAATATTGGTAAAGTTGGAGAAGCAACATTTACGCCTGTCAAGGCAGATAATAGTTACATCAAACAACAGATTGACAGTTTAAATAAATGGGTAGGAGATGCACCAGAAAAAATAAAATTGGATAGAATGGGATATAAAGATATTGGAGCAGAATTTCAAAAAGGAAATGCACTTGGAACTAAATGGCAAAATGCTATAACTGATAAATTTAAAGATACTTTTGACATTAATAAGATGCTAGAAGATGCAAAGAAAAAATTAGGATTAGACGATTTGTGGAATAAACAAAATCCTTTAAACAACCTTGGTGGATTTGGTGGAGATTTAGGAAAAAATGTAAAAGACACAGCAGGAAACACAGCCAAAATGGCTAAAACAATGGATAAAAGTCAAGAAGACCTTAAATACTTAAGAGACATTGCAGAACAAGAAACAATAAACAGATTCACAGGAGTAAACATAAAAATTGATATGAACAATACTAACAATATAAGTAAAGACACGGATGTGGATGGTATAGTAAATGTTTTAACAGAAAAACTGAATGATGCTATGATTGTATCAGCAGAAGGAATAGTTTAGAAAGGAGGGATATAAATGGCTTATGACTTTTATTTAGATGGAGTACAATTACCAATACCTCCGCCAAAGTTAGAGATTAAAGTTACAAATAAAAACAAGATAGTTGATTTGATAAATACTGGAGAAGTAAACATACTAAAAAAAGAAGGATTATCTGAAATAAGTTTTGAAGCAGAATTTACACATAATAAGTTGCCATTCTATCGTGGAGCTTTTAGGGATGTTCAATTCTTTTTAAGTAAACTGGAACTATTAAAAACTGATTGTAAGCCATTTCAATTTATTGTATCGAGGGAATTAGGTAATAAAGTACTATTTAACACTAATATAAAAGTATCTCTTGAAGAGTATGCTATTTCAGAAGATGCAGATAATGGCTCAGATACAAAAGTTGCAATAAAATTAAAACAATATAGAGATTACTCAACTAAAAAGTTAGTTCTTGCCCCTCCTAAAAATGAGACTGGTAGACCTAATGTAAAGATAGAGCCAAAACGAGTTGATTCAGTCAATGCCACAAACACTAAAACATATACAGTAAAAGCAGGGGATAGCCTTTGGTCAATTTGTCAGAAGCAACTTGGTAATGGTTCGTTATACAAGAAAGTATATGAGTTAAATAAAACAATGATGGATAAAGCTAACAAGGGTAAAAAAGTACCTAAATATACCATCTATAAAGGGCAGGTGTTGAGGCTTGTCTGATGATTTAGTTCTGGCGAATGATAGAGATATAAGGCTAGTTATTGCACATTGGGAAGATTTCTA